ACACTCGATCACGATCGGGCAGATATTGTTGAAGAACTTATAGATGCGGCCTCGATAGCGGCCTTGATACCTGGTAGTGGCAGGACTGGGATAGGTAGCCTTGAATACCTTCTTATAGGCAAAGACAAAGCTCATGCGGTTGTTGATAGTATCGATCTGGTAGCCCCAATACGGACCCGGCCAGCCGGAGCTATCATAGCTATAGGTCCAGCCATTGGTAGGATTGGGAAAGGCAAGCAGATCATCGAAGTCGATATGGGCAATGGTCAGGGCGTTGCCACTGCTGATGTTCAAGGTGGGTAAGGTAAACTGGTTTGAATAGGGTATGCTGATGGGAATGGCAAACTCGATATCCTGCAGGAAGTAAGCCAGTATCCAGATTGGCAGATAGCCAGCGGCAAGTGAATAGTAGTGAGTGAGATCGGAGAATACCGAGAGCAGCTTGATCTTATCGTAACAGGTGATCTTGAGGATACCGGAGGAGACATCAAATGATAGTTGGGAGGTGTCTATTATACCGGTAAAGAACAAGGCTCCATCCCGATAGACCTTCACCTCGAAGTGCGAAACATAGCGCTCATGTTCGTTGCTCCCACTCAGGATATTATCCTGTATCCAGGTAGTGGGAAAGCACTCGAATACGAGCCTCTTGGGTTCTCTGCTGTAGTTGGAGACCGACTGCAGCTTATCGGCTGAGACAGATAGGCTGATGATAGCTCTATTGGTGGTTGTATCTTCCAGAGAGTGCTTGACCTGGTTGTAATCAGTGGCATCGGTCTTACCTTGAATGAAGTCGATCTTGAAGAGGTTAGGCATTAGATTTCACTTCTGATCATCTTGCCGGTATCGGCGATCTCAGAGACCTTAACTGGATCGCTACTCAAGGGATCGACGTTTACTTCGATGATAGGCTTGGAGTCCATGACAGTCTGCTTGAGTAAGACGATCTCGTCTTTCAGTGCTGATATCAGATCGATCAGGGTATTCATACCGCCTCCTGAAGAGATATGCCCACCAGCGGCATAATAAGAGCCCAGATTGGCAGGTAGTGGCACAGCCGGTACTGGCATCCCTGATAGAGCAGTCCTAACCTGATCCAGGGGTGCGAAGTTGAGGAAGTCAAACAGGTTCCTGCCCAGTGCTTTGACCCTGTCTTTGGCGGTGACATACTCGTTTCCTTCGGCTTCGATCAGGATACCTCCCTGGTTATGTGAAGGTCCAGTCAAGAGACCGCCGGTGGCTTTCTTCTCGAATTTGGTGGCACTGATTCTGGCGATGTTAGCGATACCAGCAGCCATCGCAGCTGCAGCAGCCGCCACTGCCAGTCCGGGACCTACTACAGGAATACCAATCATAGACTTATAGGCTCCAATGGTGGCAGAGAAGGTATCCACATAACCTTGAGCTATTGCTGATGCTTTCCAAAGTTTGAAGCCACGCTCGGTATCCTTGTCCTGAGCCGATGCAAGGTCACCGAAGATCTTGGAGATACCACTGGCTACCTGAAGCTGGTGGTTCGTTCTGAGTGTGTTCAAAGTCTCCTGTTTCTGTCTTTCGATCTCAACTTCAGTCAATCCGGCTTCTATCAGCTTAGCCCTCATCTTCTCATAGTACTTATCCACTTCCAATAGCTGCTTACTGTAGCTATCACCGATGTTATCAAGATCACGGGAGTAGAACTCGTCCCGGATATCCTGCAGTTCCTGCAGCTTGGCTTTCTCTTCATCCTGGCGTTCCTGGAGCAGTTTGGCATTACGGGCATTGACCTCGGCAATCTGAGCCTGGATAAGCTGCTGTTCCTTCTCCGGAAGATTCTGCTGAGCCCAAGCATAATACTCCTCCATGCTGGCCTTGAGAGCCGCATAGGAATTGACTCCAAGGTTCTCCAGATTGGAGAAGTAGTCGATCTCAGCTTTGTATCTGGCTTGGACGACATCCTTTTCTTTGGTAGTAAGCTCATTATCCTGCTGAGTCTTCCAGGCATCCAAGTTCTCGATGGCTTGACGTTCGGCATCACTGCCATCCTGAGTAAACTCCCTGATCAGAGCCAGCCTTCTCTGGTACTCGGCTTCAATGCGAGCAGTCTCAGTCTGGCGCAGCCGGGCAAGCTCTTCCATCAAGCGTAAGGCTTCCCTGCGTCTGGCTTCTGCTTCGGATGCGGCAGGATTAGGAGCAGGAGCAGGAGTGCTGCCACCACCGCCGCCATGATTGAAGGTGAGATCAGGAGCATCCAGCATCGCTTGTCGATAAGCTGACCCTATCTGATCAAGGTCAGTTTTGGCGTCCCTCAATTGTTTGTTTAAGGCGCTGAACTGGTTGAGCCGTCTTTCTAACTTCATCCACTCACCATCGTTGCCAAAATAGGTGGCAGGATTGAAGCCCATGGCGTTGGCATCGCTGGTCAGGAACTCCCAGTCCACCGAATTCATCAGTTCTTGCTTACGGGCTCGGAGCTCGTTTATCTCGGGGAGTTGGGCATCTATTTCAATTTGTAGTTCCGCAACCTTCCTGATCTGAGCATTGTACTTATCACCATAGATCTCAGCTATCTTCTTCTGCACCAGAGCATCGGAGGCATTACGCAGAGCAGTAGCCAGGTTGTTGTAGGCTGTGGTTTCCAAGTTGATGTTGCCGAGATACTCAGAGTAGTTGTCATTCAGGGACTTGATGACGTTCTTCATCTCCCGCTTGTCTGCGGCAGTCAGTGATGTAGCGGATCGCAGTTCCAGTAATCGGGAAGCCAGCAGACTGAACTTCTCGGCTTCCACCGAGACCTGACGTTCCGCATCCTTGATCTCGTCTTTCATGCTTCTCTGAGCGGTGGTTACAGCATCGGTCTTAGTTGATGCCGCAGCCAATCCGAAGCCCAGTGCAGAAAGAGCACCCACAGCTATACCGATGATCCCTGCTACCGGGTTCATAGCTACCTGCAGGGCATGGTAAGCTGCTGTCAGAGCAGTTACCGCAGTAGTAACCGTTCCGATAATCGGGATAGCAATCACAATCCCTGCTACGAAGCCCTTCATTACCGGAGACAGGCTGTTATAAGCATCCATGAGTAGTTTCAATCCCTTGAGAAGAGGATTGATCAGAGTGGTCAGCATGTCTCCGACTGTCTCTTGAATGTCTCCCCAGGCATTGGCATTCTGCAACCTGAGATCAGCCAGTGCAGTTGCAGTCCCACCATAGTCCTCGCCAAGCTTCTCCACCAGATAGGATACCCCTTCTGTCTTCAAACGGGTATCATCAAGCTCAATGCCGTATCTGCCCAACATCTCGGTATGCCCATTCAAGGCACGCCCCATGAGATCGAAGGCACTCTCTACGCTCATCCCGGTGGCTTTGTTAGCTTCTGTGAAGTCCAGCAGTACCGGCACCAACTGTTGAATCTCGTCCTTGTTGAGCTTGAAGGTCTGAGACAGCTTGGACATCAGAGACAAGAGCTGATCATCCTCAAAGTTGGTAACCTGCTGCATCGATGAAGCGAAGTTGCCCATCTCCCCAGCAGCTTCGCCAAAGGCTACTGAAGCCAGGGTCATGGCCTGTCTTTGACCCAGTGAGGCATCGAGCAGGCCGTTCATAGATCTGACCAGACCGCCCACGACCTGCAAGACTCCATCCACTGCGATCTTCACGTCACGAATGGTAGCCAGAGCCTGTTCTGCAGTAATCTTGACCTGAGCAGGTTTCTCCACCGTTGTCTGGGCGGACTCCGCCTCCTGCTTGACTTCAGCAAGCTTAAGACTGGCATCATTGGTGACAAGGACTAGTTTAAAGGTTAGGTCAGGCATGAGATTCTTGACATATTAGCTTGTAGCCAAATTGTTGAAAAAAAACAATAGGAGCGTCTCAATGAAAGAACTAAAAGATGGACAACACTTGGTCGTTGCCGCAAAAAGTGGTAGTTTAAAAGCTGTAACTGACGTATTAAATGTCGGTGATAACCTCAACTTGCTGGACGTTGAAGAAGCTTGTCTTGCCGCTACGAAAAAGGGATATAAAGAAATTGTTGAAGCTATACTTATTGCATATCCACATAACTTTATAGCGGGCAAAGTACTGATAGAAGCAGTATCATTAAACGATCTGGCATTTACAGGAACACTGCTTTCATACCATCCAGAATGGACAGATTGCTTGAGGGCAAAAGCAAAAGCGAATGAATTAGGGCATACAGCTATCGCTAACTTGATTAGCCCACAAGCAGAACCTCCAGAAGGATTGAAAAACTTTAGTAGCAACTAATAATTCCTAATCAGCAACTCAATCTCAGTCTGGAACGCTCCAGATACGGAGTACTGCGTCTCGACTTCATCTATGATGCAGCCATCGTATAGCTGCCTGATGTAAGGATCGTTGTTGTAGGATAGCAGGAACTTGCCCTTGATCTGTTTCAAGGCTTTTGCCAGTTCTTCATGCTGGTTGAAGGCATCTGCGTCCTCACGTTCGTAGATGTGCTCCTTGGTATAGTAGGGCGGGTCCAGATAGAAGAAGGTGTGTGGTTGGTCGAAGCGGGAAACTATCTTCTCCCAAGGCTGCTTCTCTATGATAACGTGCCTGAGGCGTTCTGAGGCTTCCTTCACCTTGTCCAGGTTCCTCAGCGGCATATATTTGTAACCCTGATTAACGCAGAAGTTCTTGGAGCGTGAGCCATAGCTGCAGGCGAGGTTGTAGTAGAACTTGATCGCTCGCTCCAACTCGGTTCTGGGCTCATGCTTCATGAAGTTATCAAACATCTCCCTGGCGATCAGATAGTTGTTGAGTTCAGTAACGAAGGCTTCCGGGTGGTTCTTGATGTATTTCCAGAAGTTGACCAGGTCGCCATTGATATCGTTATATACCTCGGTATAGCGGCTCTTCTTGGACAACTGCCAGTCTTCCTTATTGGCACTCTTCCCGAATAGTATCCAGGCCGCACCTCCAAAGACTTCGCAGTAGATGTCATGCTTGGGTATGAGCGGAAGGATCTTCTTGCGGAGGATACGCTTACCGCCAACCCACGAGATTATCGAGTTCATTGCTCCTCCAGTTTGAAGTTGGCGATGATCACTTCATTGAACTCGGATTTTCCTTCCTTGCGGTTGATGCCCTTGGTTCTGGTGACGTGCTTGATATCAAAGCCCTTGTATAGCTTCAGCACTTCAGGGTTATCATCATAGCTGAGGATAAAACGTCCTTTGATGCTCTTCAGAATGTCTCTTAAGGCTTCATGGCTGAACTGCTTGGAGTTCTCATAGGTGTATCCAAGCATGTAAGGCGGATCGCAATAGAAGAAGTTGCTCTTGGTGTCATACTTATCGATCACCTTCTCATAGGAGAGGTTCTCGATGATCACCATATCCAAACGCTTGTGGAGTTCCTTGATGCGTTCCAGACGATTATACATACTGGAGGTGCCACGCTTCTGAGAGGTTCCGAAGCTGTCACCTTTGCTGCCGAATGATCTGGTGATCAGATACATGAACCTGGCAGCACGCTGTATCTCGGTCAGGCCTTCCTGCTTGAGAATATCACTAAAGAGCTTGCGGCTGGCCACCAACCAGTCCAGTTCCCTGATCAGTTCATCAGGATGGTACTTCACCTGCATGAACAGGTTGACCAGGCGGTTATCCAGATCGTTATAGACTTCCAGATCTCCCCATTTGTCTTTGTAGAGGAGCATCCAAGCTGCCCCACCGAAGGGCTCGATATAGCCTTTGATGTCCTTGGGGACATAGGGAGCGATAACCTTTCTCAGGAGGCGTTTACCGCCTATCCAGCCGATGATCGCATCCATCAGACATCTCCTTTCGGGTCAGTGATACAGAGCCGAAGGTACAGTTCGGGAAGTGTCATATTGTTGAAATCTTCATTGGTGAAGCCCAGTTTACGCAGGATCATTTCGAACCTCTCGAAGGGGTGTTTGGAGACGCTGTTACCGCCAATCCGAAACTCCCGAGCCAAGCGCTGAACCTCTCTTTGCTGGCTCTGATATAGACGAAAAAAGCAGAGATATGCTCCAGTGCTTCAAGAGCGTCCATATCGTCCGGGTCCTGGTTTGAGATGATGCGGATCAGCTCTTTATCGGCTTCCGATTGGCTGATCAATTCAAGCAGTTCCAACTCACTGACCTTGGCTACCTTGCCGGAGAGGAAGTCCTCTAGCTTGGCTTTGAGGGTAGTATTCGATATGGTCAGGCTGAGGATCTGCCGTAGTTTGCTATAGCTCAGGTTAGTGTTCATTTTCATTTAAATACATTTCCTTCTTGACATGTCAGGTGGCTTATAAATGTTATCCATTTATCGAAAAAATGGAGGTGAACATGGCAACGTGCCCTGGTAAAATTGGGACACAGCATTGTGGAACATTTGTTTACAAGTGTTCGAATTGTGGCACGGTTGGATGTGACAAAAAGGGATGCTCCAACCAGAAGTTTGATGGCGGTAAATGCCTTGCTTGTGGCAAGATAGGTACCAAGAAACACATTTAGTAACCATTCCATTCTGACTCTCGGCTAGAGTTTCTTCTAGCCGTTTTTTTATCCATAAAACATCTTGATGGCAACGCCGATCAGCATAAAGAACTGGGAGGTGGAGACACCCAGAAGTATCTTCATGTTAGTCTCCACTCTCGCCATTCTGGTCACCAATGAGTTATTGCTGTTTCCATTGCCGTAGATCTCTTCATGTACACTGTCTATCTTGTCTTTGATTTCGGGTTTACATTGGCAATCCATGTTCTTGTCCTTGGTTGTTAGTTAGTGTTGTTAGGTTCCGGCAGGAATGTCCTTGAGGACAAAGATCTTGCCGTTGGTGATACCGGAGAACTCGGTGGAGATGACTACCGAGAACAGCCCGTCAGCTTCTCCCGACCAGTCCACTGTCCAGCGCAGACCATTGAAGATCACCACCCGGTCGAAGGCTTTGGAGACTACTACGATGGTGGTGTTCCTGCCCATGAACAAGCTACTCTCAAGGAAGTTCTTCTGCTTGTTGGATAGACCCACGATGGTCAGTTCCGCAGTAGAGGTTCGCTTGCCTGGCAAGGTATAGTTTCGGGTCTTGAGCTTAGTGATCTTGGAGTCGGTCTTGCCGGGCTTCTCTGCCAACTCTCCCATCAGGTCGAAGTTGGTGCTAAGTTCGGTCTTGACTGCGCCGGTGTTGGCATAGAGGGTGGAGATATCGGTCTCGGTATAGCCACCTATCCCGAAGTAGATATCATCTGCCACCATCACGTCAACCAGGGCATTGAACAGCATATCCGACTCCACCATGGGAGCCGGATAAGTAGGCGGTTGAATGGGCTGAGGCATCAGAACACTCCCTTGATGGCTTTACCGATTGAGAACAGCCACTTACGGTTGTGGAAGACGTATTCCACTGCTCCCCCGATCGTACCGAAGATCTTCATGACCAGATTGGTCTGGTTACTGGGGAGGCTCTTGGTAGCACGCTCGACTGCCAGTTGCTTCTTGGCGTAGTCGTCGAGGTCCTTGGTGGCAGGGTTGATCTTGATATCCTGGATGATATCGAGGATGATCGCCAGAGCGGAGTTGATCTTGGTCTTATCCAAGGTATTACCCGTAATCTTGAAAATGATCTAGACACATAGAAAATCCCAGACAATTCGGAGTTTATAAATCAGACTGGTTTTTGAAATAGTGCATAGTGAGAAGCAGGCTGATCCAGTGTCATGATGGTTAGAAATGAAATAGTAATTGACAATATCACCCAAAGAAAATGCTTTGATTATCCGTATTGAGGAGAAATTATGCAAATCAGACTGGATAATAGGCTGGAACTGCTGTTTACGATAATGCTATTGTCAGATTATGAGGACGGAGGCTTGCTAGCCCGGAAGGGTAACGGGCAGGCTGAGCAGGTGAGAGCGAACTTTTCCAAATACAGTTCGCATCAGGCAGTAATTGATTTCTCCAAGGTTTGGATGGCTGAGATTAGCATGGATACCATACCGTATTATGCCATGTCACTGGCTCAGGATTATTCCCTCAATCCCAAGATAGATCTGGAATACCTCGTAGAGGAGATCCCAGATCTAAAGACCATCTCAACTTATGCGAAAAAGCTGAAAGCCTTTGCCGAAAAGAGTGACTTTGACGGATATTTTATGAGGCTCAAAACAGACTTTGCTCCTTATCTGGAGAAAATCAACTCCTTGCTCGATAAAAGACCGGTACAAACGATCCTGGAATGCTATATGGGAATGAAGTTCCCCCAGGTGCATATCGTCCTGTCAACCCTGATGAAGCCGTTTATGTCGCTTACTTTTTCTGGAGAAGAACAAATTGAAGTGTATTCTTTAACAAGCTATCCAGGGCTTCTTATCGCTGAAGAGAATCAAGGGCTGGAAAGGGTCTTGATCTGCTCAGTCTGGCATGAATTATCGCATCATGTGATCAACCCGCTGAGTGAAGTGCTTTGTGAGAGTGATGGCATGATGCGTGACAAAAGGGATGAATGGTTTTGTCCCCTGAACGAGAGCATTATCTGGGCGATTACCATCAGACTTTTGCTTGCTGAAGGTATTATCACTGAAAAGAGCGTGGGGTTCATGATCCAGAATGGTATGAAAAACAAAGCACCAATGACAGAAACCATGTATAAGTTATTGATAGATTATGAAGCCAAACGACACCTGTATCCAGGCATTTCGGCTTATTTCCCTGTGCTTTCTAAGGTGATCTGGAAGTGAACCAAGCCACCTCAAACACCCACTTGCCAAAACACAAATCCTGTCTTATATCATTTTATAGTCCACTAGTTCAATAGGCAAAGCACAACCACCAGGTCAACACTTGGAACCAAGAAGCCTGATTAACTCCCAGTAACTTCTCTCTCCTTCAAGAAATGCCATATGATCCTCTTATAAATCCCAGGTGATTCCGAGGTGGGACGAGGGATTCACGAGGGAATCACCTCTGCATCACAATGGGTTTGTTTAGGTGAAGAAGCGGGAGAAATCTCATAAACCAAAAAGAAATAGGTTAGGGTGCCACCCTCTACAATCACGAAATAGTCGATCATCAGACCGTTCTTGAAGTTGTTATAGTCGAAGGTCTTGATCTCACCCAAGATCTCGATATTGATGGCTATGGGCAGGCAGGCCAGGCCCCAGGCGTTTGACCTGTGGGTGGACTTCTTCACGTGGATGATGTCCTCGTAAGCAAAGTCCTTCTTCTGGTTGTTCTTGACTTGGATGTAGTTAGGCTTGAAGAAGCCGAGCTCGTCATAATTCTCCACGATCTGCACTTCACTGGGCAGCATGCGTTCCAGTCCCATCCACTCACCCTGGGCATTACGCATCTTGATCAGGAAGCCGTTACCACAGGCCAGATAGAACTTCATCAGTTCTGCCAAGATAGTGGTCTGGTCTTCACAGGCTGGGAACTCTGCATCTTTAAGCCATCCATTGATTTGACTGTTCTTGCAGTCGAACTGCATGATGGTAGCCATAGTCAGGGCATCGATGCAGCCGGAGTGGTATTCGTCAGTATCGAGAAGATTGAGCAGATTGCTCATCGAGTAGGGTTGAGAGACCACTTTCTTGGTCTCGGCTGCTTTGGTTACCAACTGCTTGCCGACTCTACTTAGCTTGGATAGATCTATAGGTTCAGGCTTGTACTTGGTCTCCAGCAGGTCACTTGCAGAACTGATCGCCAGGTTATAGGCACCTAATCGCATCACTCTCATGAGCCAGCTCCGGTACCGCTTTTCAGCAGGTCGATCTTGGCTATCCGAACCAGCCTGGTGCCATCGATGCGGCTGGTGTAGTACTCCACACTTGGTAGGTCCCGGTTCATCAGCTTCAGGTAGAAAGAGCGGAACTTCTCTTTGAGTGAGTAAAGCTCAGAGTCTGGATCGGATACGTTCTGGGCATTGACGATCAGGAAGACAGTCCAGGCGATATCGGTGTCCACATACTGCCGGGAGGTGCCATGCTTGCCTGCTTCTGAGTCCAGGATCAGGATAGTGCAGGGAAGGCTCTTGGGGATATTGTCCTTGTTATACATCACTTCGGTGATACCGGCGAGATTCAAGGCTTGGGTGATGCGATCTCTCTGGAAGATGAACTTCTCCAACGTGGTCATAGACTTACCTCGATGCTGTTCAGTTGCTGGTATATCCACTGCTCCCGGTTAGCTATTACCTGAGCAAACACATTACGGGCAGCGATGCCTTCCCTCTTGATCTTGCCCCGGATGAGATAAGCGATCTCGGCTACGGTCAGAGCTTTACCTGTCTCCTTATCAGTCCAAGACAGGTGCTTGCGTTCGACCCAGGCGATCAGTGGAGCGATCGGAGTCCAGGAAGGCACTTTGCCGCCCAAAACAAAAGGCTCATGACGCACATTGGAGCCTACTCTCAGGATCATAACATCAGGACTGGTCTCGACCAGATAACCGGTATTGCCATAGAAATCGCCTTTATCGTAGATCTGCTGCGCCAGAATCTCCTTGCGGGACTCGGCATCGATCACAGAACCGATCAAATGCAGACGGCTTTCCAAGGCAGCATATATAGCCAGGTAGATCTCCCGCATCAGCTCATCCGGAGTGGTATAGCTATCCGGCATCAGATCACTCCCACCCGGATCACTCTTGGAGGTCGGGGTTTTAACTCATCAAGGCGATTCTGACCATGCTGATTGAGATAGTCACGCAGCCCGGTCAGTGCTCTAAGCTCAAGGTTAGCTTTGAATGCGTCAATTTCGCTCCCTGTGAGCAGTTCGGTAGCAGACTGGTCTAATCCTACGGTCTTGACTATTCCCTCGCCCAGGGTCTTCAAATTGAGAAACTCAGCAGTGGAGTAAAGCATTAGAAACGAATACCCAAAACGAAAAGAGATCAGCAGCGGGTCCTGTTCCGGCAGATCCTCTTGAATTGCCCGATCATAATACTCCTGCTCCACGATACTGCGGATCATCTCCAAAACCAGACCTTGGTGCTCTTTGAAGATGCCATTGTTGGACATCTCCTTAGGCAGATTGAGGATGGCGAGCATGACATCGGTCTCGACAGGGATGGCTATCACTTTCCTTTCCTCATCAGCTCGGAGAGTTCAATCGCTCTCATCCCGACCTGCTTTGCCCACCTGGAAGCCAGCATGCCATTGGCAGCCCGTTCCCAGTCTCCAGCAGCTACAAATCCCAGGGTGTTTTTAAACTCCAGTAGTCCCTTCATACCAAGGTTGAAGCACATGTTGAGCAGCACCGACTGGCGAACTTCATCCAGACCATTGTAGATATCGGGAATCTCATCCAGTAATTGCCGTTCGAAGTCCAAGACATCTCTTTCAAGCATGGCATAAGCCTCTTTCTGAGTAATGCCTCTGTCATCGAGATTACGACCGATACCGATGGTCAGTCTGCCAGCAGTGCAGCGGTATGGCTTTAGCCTTAGACCTTCGTGTCTGACTAACTGTGCCTTGATTCGGTTAAACAATGACTCGGTCATGCTTACTCCTTGTACCAGATGTGATCAATGATCCGGTGCCAGGAAAGCACTACCCTGTATGCTGACAAATACGGATGAGCAAGGATGAGACACTTTTTAGGGTTGACAAAAATCAATACTGCATATCCTTGAGAAAAAAGAAATTCAGACTGTGAGGGATAGGTGAACGAAATAAAAGAAAGTATACGCAACATATTGAAATATGGACTGATTAATGAAGTGCAGCATATCCGTTTTGCACTAGTGTTTAGAATGCGCTTAGAGTTAGGATTATGAATGATATCGCAAGATTAACACAGGCGTTTTACGATAAGCTATTAGAGTCTGTCATGGTTTCTAAAAATGAGCTCAATTATAATCCTACTTACTTCGTTAGAATGTTAAGCGAACATGGCTGTATTGAGACTGCAAAACAGCTAATCCTATCCAAACAATATTCGGAAGGATTTACTAAATTGTGGGAGTTGGGAAGACTAGACCTGACAGTTGAAGCAATCGTCCTACATGATGAGTTTCGAGCTCTTTTTAGCCCCGAAGTTATTTTGGCAGCTCAAAAACGATTACACGAACTGAATTACGACACCACAATTTAAATATGGAGGGGTAGATATAATATGGCAACTCAATCCCACTCCCAAATCGCATCTTTCATTTGGAGCATCTGCAATCTCCTGCGCGGACCCTATAAACGAAACGAATACCGCAAAGTGATCCTGCCACTGACTGTAATCCGGCGCTTTGACTGCATCCTGGAACCCACTAAAGACAAGGTGTTGGCGGAGCTGCCCCAGCTCTATGGTAAATCCGATAACATCATCCACGAAAGCTTGACCCGTATCACCGGGGTGCCCTTCTACAACAAATCCCGGCTGGATTTCCGCAAGCTACTGGACGATCCCAACCAGATCACGGTGAATCTGCAGAGCTATATCAACGACTTCTCCCCCAATGTGCAGCGCATCATCGAAAAGTTCAAATTCTCGGAGCAGATCAGCAGCCTGGCGGAGCACAATCTGCTGTTCCTGGTGCTGCAGCGCTTTGTCTCCGATGAGCTCGATCTCTCGCCCCAGGCTGTGGATAACATGCAGATGGGGCTCATCTTTGAAGAACTGATCCGCGTCGGCGCCGAGCAATCCAATGAAGAGGCCGGAGAGCATTTCACGCCCCGCGAAGTGATAAAGCTGATGGTCAATCTGCTGCTATCTCCGGAAAGCGACCTCAGCAAAAGCCATGTTGTGAAGACGATCTATGACCCTGCTTGTGGGACAGGAGGCATGCTCACCGCCGCCGAGACCTACATCAAGGAACTGAACCGGGATGCTAAACCCGTGCTCTACGGACAGGACTGGAACAATGAATCCTACGCCATCTGCTGCAGTGACATGCTGATCAAAGGCGAAGATTCCGAAAACATCAAAAACGGATGCTCCTTTGAACAGGATGGCTTTCCCACTGCCAAGTTCGATTATATGCTGGCCAATCCACCCTTTGGCGTGGAATGGAAAAAGCAGGAAAAGACAATCAAGGACGAGTTTGAGGCCCTGGGCTATAATGGTCGCTTCGGAGCTGGCCTGCCCCGCATCAATGACGGCTCCCTGCTCTTCCTGCAGCACATGATCTCCAAGATGCGGCCCCTTGAACAAGGCGGCAGCAGGATCGCCATTGTCTTCAATGGCTCACCCCTCTTCACCGGAGACGCGGGCAGCGGGGAAAGCAATATCCGCCGCTGGATCATCGAAAGCGACTGGCTGGAAGCCATCATCGCCATGCCGGATCAGCTCTTTTACAATACCGGTATCAGCACCTATATCTGGATCATCACCAATAAAAAGGAAGCACCCCGGAGGGGCAAGATCCAACTCATCGATGCCCGGCTGTTTTATCACAAAATGCGCAAGAGCCTTGGAAACAAACGCAATGTGATCGGGGATGGAGAAGATAACCGCTATGACCATATCAGCGAGATCACCCGCATCTTTAGCGACTTTATCCATAACCAGAGTCGTAGCATTCAGACCAATGGCGATGCCCAAACCGGCATCGTCTCCAAGATATTTGATAACGCAGACTTTGGCTATTCCAAGATCGTGGTGGAACGCCCCCTGCGCTTGAACTTCCAAACCAGTAGCGAGAGAATCGCCAGGCTGGACAGCATCAAAGCCTTTGCCAAGCTTGCCGAGAGCAAGCTAAAAGACCCCGAACAAAGGCTGCGGGAGATCGAAGCCGGACGCAGGCGCCAGTCACAGATCAAGGATATGCTCGGCTCCATGGACGACTCACTACTTTGTAAAGACCGCGAGCAGTTTATCAAAGCAGTGGATAAATGCGCGGACAAATCCCGTCTGCGACTTTCCACCCCGGAACTGAAAGCCATATTGGAAGCCCTTTCAGAGCGTGACGAAACTGCTGCTATCTGCACCGACAGCAAAGGCAGACCGGAAGCGGATACTGAAATGCGGGATACTGAGAACGTACCCCTCAAAGAGGATATCCAGACCTACTTCCAGAGGGAAGTCCTACCTCACGTGCCAGCTGCCTGGATCGATCACTCCAAGACCAAGATCGGCTTCGAGATCCCCCTCAACCGCCATTTCTATGTCTATCAACCGCCCCGCCCACTCGAGGATATTGATAGAGATCTGTTGGAAACTGAGAAAGAGATAGCAGGACTTTTATCTATGGATTCAAGAATATGAAAGAACACAATGCAACTAGATTAACTCAAGAGATTATTGCCTTAAGTAATTCAAATACTTGGGAGTCAGCTAAGAATGAGTGGCAGTTGAGTGAAATTTATGAAGAAGAAGAACCTTCAACATGCCTTTGTGGACACTATCCAATCATCGAAATTTGCGTGTTACGAAACAGGTTCAATGGGAATGAGACTATAGTTGGCAATGTCTGTGTAAAGAAGTTTTTGGGATTACCATCAGATAGGATTTTCGCTGCAATTAAGCGCATCTCAAAAGATAACTCCAAATCGCTTAATAAAGAAGCTATAGAATACATGAATGAAAGAGGATGGCTTACAGACTGGGAATATGGATTTTGCTGTAATACAATGAAGAAAAGAGTACTATCGGAAAAGCAGATGAATTCCAGGGTTGGTATCAATCAGAAACTCCTTAGACAATCAAAGAATCAGTTATCTTATAGAGGCAAGAGTGGTTGAATACAGAAAATACTCTGAAAACAAGGGTAGCGGGATTGAGTGGCTGGGAGAGATTCCAGAACACTGGGAAGTGAGAAAATTCAAGCACTATTATGCCTCTTCCATGGGGAATACAATTTTAAAAGAGGAATTATCCGATGATGCTAAAACTCCTGTCTATAGTGCTACAGAGTTTGTGGAGATTTTAGGTTACATTGATAATCCGGATGTTATTCTCCACAGAGATGATTTTATAATCCCAGCAAGGGGCAATTCTATTGGTCATGTGAAACTAGTAGAAGGAGAGTGCACTTGCACACAAACAACAATTTATGCAAAAAGGCTTTATCAAGGCAGGATCAATCCCACTTTCGCCTATTGGTATCAAATTGGTTTAAGAAAGAAGCTTTACGAATTCGATAACACTGCGATACCTCAGCTTACAGTTAGGCAAGTTAAAGAAAACCCAATGCTCGTACCCAAGATGGACGAGCAACAGGCCATCGCTTCCTTCCTCGACCGGGAAACAAGCCGGATAGATGCATTGATCCAGAAGAAAGAGAGATTGATCGAACTGCTGAAAGAAAAGCGGATCGCCCTGATCACCCAGGCGGTCACCAAAGGTCTTGATCCCAATGTGCCAATGAAAAACTCCGGAGTTGAGTGGCTGGGAGAGGTACCGGAGCATTGGGGTATCGAGAAACCAACAAGACTCTTTAGACTTGTTAAGGGCATTAATGCAGCAAAATTAACTAAGGAATACATCTCCGAGAATCAGGGCGAATATCCTGTTTATAGTGGTCAGACAGAAGATGACGGGCTAATGGGATCTATTGACTGGTATGACTTTGATTTTGAAATTCCAGTAATATTTATTACTACTGTCGGTGCAAAAGCTATGACTACCAGAATTGTGAGAGGCAAATTTAGCCTATCTCAGAACTGTGCTTTGGCGATACCAATTAATACTAGGATAGATGCCAGATTCTATGAACCCACATTTCAGAGATTATTCGATTATGAAAAAGGCAGTATTTCTTTGATAATGCAGCCATCTCTACGATTTGAGGATTTTAACCATTTTAAAGTACCTTATCCAAGTACAATTGAGCAGAAAGCCATCGCTGCCTTCCTCGACCGGGAAACTTCTCGAATAGATGCTCTTTCATCAAAAGTAAATGATTCCATCACCCTCCTCCGCGAATACCGCTCTTCTCTGATAAACGCAGCGGTAACAGGCAAGATTGACCTTAGAGAGGCTTTATGAAGAACTATAACGAACAGAGCTTTGAAGCCTACATCGCAGAGACCATGCAAAGCAGAGGCTGGGAAACACTGTCCAACAGCAGCTTTGAAGCAGAGCAGGCTCTATTCCCGGAGCAAGTGATCGACTTCATCAAACGCAGCCAGGCAACGCTGTGGAAAGACTTAGAGAAGCTGAATGGTTCTCTGCTGCCGGAGCAATTGCAAAAGGCCCTGGTCAAAGAGCGCATAAACAAGGGGACTCTGCACATCTTAAGGCATGGCTTCAAGTTTCAAGGCAAGACCCTGCGCCTGGCTTTCTATAAACCGGCGCACGGTATGAGCCGGGAATCGCAGGCGCTATATGCCGCCAATCGCTTCCAGGTCTGCCGCCAGGTCTTTTACCATCCCGATAAAAATCAGAGCATAGACATGGTGCTGGCGGTAAATGGCATCCCGGTGGCTACGCTGGAGATCAAGAATCCCGGCACCGGGCAAAGCTGGCGCAATGCCATCCACCAGTACAGGGCCGATCGTGACCCCGCCAGTCCGCTGCTGAGCTTCAAAAGCGGTGCTCTGGTGCACTTCGCGGTTGATCCGGATGAAGTGTATATGACTACCCGGCTTAGCAAGGGAAAGACCCAATTTCTGCCCTTTAACCGGGGCAGCAAACCGCAGGAGATCGATTGCGGGGAGGGAAACCCCCTGCATCCTTCCGGACACCGCACCGCCTATCTTTGGGAAGAGGTGCTGGCGCCGGAGAGTCTGCTGGATATCATCGGCAGCTTCATCTTTATCGAGAATGAGGGCAAGGCCGGGGAAAAGATCGTCTTTCCCCGCTATCACCAGTTTGATGCCGTGCGTCAACTGATCGCCGCCACCGAAAGTGAGGGAGCGGGCAGAAACTACCTGATCCAGCACAGTGCCGGCAGCGGCAAGACCAACAGCATCAGTTGGCTGGCACACCGTTTGGCAAATCTGCATGCCCGGGACAAACTGATCTTTGACTGCGTGGTGGTGATCACAGACCGGGTGGTGCTGGACAGGCAATTGCAGGACGCGATCTATCAGATCGAGCATGCCACGGGAGTGGTGAAACCCATCAAGGAAGGCAGCAAACAGCTTGCCGAGGCCTTGGTGGACGGCACCAAGATCATCATCACCACCCTGCAGAAATTCCCCTTTATCATGAGCGGACTACTGAGGATCGCGGGAGCCAAAAACACCGCCAGCCCGGATGAGGCTGCGCTCTTGAAATCCAAGGTCTGGCAGAACAAGATCTCCGGCCGGCGCTATGCCATCATCGTGGACGAAGCACACAGCAGCCAGACCGGGGAAGCGGCCCGGGGCCTCAAACAAGTGCTGGGAGACAAGGCTGCGAAAGTGGATGAAATGGAAGACTGGCAGGACGAACTGAACAAGATCATGGAATCCCGGGGCCAGCAGCCCAACCTCAGTTTCTATGCCTTCACCGCCACCCCCAAGGGCAAGACTCTGGAGCTGTTTGGCAAGGGTGGGAAAGCCTTTCATAACTACAGTATGCGGCAGGCCATCGAAGAGGGCTTTATCCTGGATGTGCTGAAGCAATACACCACCTACAAGACCTATTTCAAGCTGATCAAGAAGGTGGAAAACGACCCCGCCATGCCCGCCAAGAAAGCAGCCAAGAAGCTCTGTAAATTCATGCGTTTGCATCCCCGCAACGTAAGCCAGAAGACCGAGATCATCGTGGAGCACTTCCGGGGCTGCATCAAGCCCCTGTTGGCAGGTAAAGCCAAGGCCATGGTGGTGACGGACAGCCGCTTACAGGCGGTGCGCTATATGCTGGCCTTCACCAAGTACCTGGGTGAGCATCACTACAGCGATATCCGGCCCCTGGTGGCCTTCAGCGGCACGGTGCTCGATCCGGAAACAGGCTTGGAATACACCGAGCCCGGCATGAACATCGACTTCAAAAATGGCAGGCATATCTCCGAGACGCAACTCAAGGATCGCTTTGGCAGCGAGGATTATCAGATATTGCTGGTGGCCAATAAATACCAGACCGGTTATGACCAGCCCCTGCTCTGCGCCATGTATGTGGACAAGCGCTTGGATGGAGTGCAGGCGGTGCAGACGCTATCCCGCTTGAATAGGATCTATCCGGGTAAGACGGAGCCCTTTGTGCTGGATTTTGTGAATAAAGCTGAAGATATCCTGGCAGCCTTCAAGCCCTATTACTCAGTCACTGAACTGGAGGCGGAATCTGATCCCTCGCATCTGGAATTGCTCAAACACGAGCTGAACCAGATGAAGGTCTATGACTGGAAAGATGTTCAGAGCTTTGCGCAGGTGTTCTACAAGCCTCTGGCAAATCAGAAGAATAGCGACCATGCCCAGATGCAGAAGTACCTGCAGACAACGGTGGATAGCTTCAAAGCCCTAGCCAAGGAAGAGGACCGGGAGAAGTTTTATGATAAGCTGAAGGCGTTTGTGCGGCTCTATGCCTTTATGACGCAGCTTATCAGCTACATCGACCAGGAGCAGGAGATGCTCTACAGCTATGGCAGATTCCTGCTTCCACATCTGCATCTGGCAGACACAGGCGAAGCCTATCCGGAAAAGGACGTGCAACTGCAGTATTACCGCTTGCAGAAGGTGATGGAAGGGGTTATCGATCTTACCGATGGTGAAAACGTGAAGGTGAAGCCTCCCACCGAGGTGGGCACCCGAAAGGCCCAGGAAGAGAACAAGCCCCTATCGGAGATCATCGAGACGCTCAATGACCGCTTTGGTACGGATTTCAGCGAGGCGGACAGGTTATTCTTTGAACAAATCAAGGAAACAGCCATGCGGGACGAGAGGGTGCTCAAGACCGCTGCCGCCAATCCGCTGGATAAGTTTGAACTGGGCATCCAGCAGATCATCAAAGACCTGATGATGAAACGCTTGAAGGATAATGACAAAATCGTCAGCCGGTATATGGACGATAAGAAGTTCCAGAAGGTGATTTTTGAGCTGTTATCAAAAGAACTTTTTACTGATATTAACAGGGATTTTGATGCTAAGAGATAGAAGACATATAATCCTATTGACAGTTTGCTTCGTTAGAAAGATGAAGTTCTGATGCGTAGAGTTGTTGTTATTTATCTCTACAATGTTGACATGATGCATGAGATATCTATGATCCTTTCGATATATGAGATAGTAAAATAAGTAGTTTAGTAAGTCAATAGTAGGAAATGATATGCCACGAGAGTACGCTCAGATCACTCCATCCGTGATTAGATGGGCACGTGAGAAAGCAAAGTTGACCATCGATCAGGTTGCCGAAAAATTAGGTAGAACTCCCACTGATATTCAAAAATGGGAGAACGGAGAAGCTCTACCCACGTTAGCGCAAGCTAGGTCAGCAGCGAAACTCTACGGTCGGGCTTTTGCTGTTTTTTATCTTCCCTCTCCTCCAGATGATTTTGAACCCCTCAGAGACTTTCGTATGAACCAAGACAGTAATATATCGTCAAAAAGCTTATTGTTCATACGTCAAGCCCAATGGAAGGCAGAATGGTTAGCCGAATTTTTGGTATCAGAGGGATCACAAAAGTTGGATTTTATTGGTAGATACGATATAAACTCACCTATTGAAGATGTGGCATTCAACATCATGGAGACATTAGATATCTCATTATCTGAGCATAGGGCCACCAGAAGTCCTTCGAAAGCACTTTCCTTATGGATTAATAAGTCTGAATACTGCGGCATTAATATTATTAGAGATAGCTCCATTTGTAGTGATGAGTTTAGAGGGTTTGTTGTTATCAATGATTATGCGCCGTTTATTTTTCTCAATTCAAATGACAGCTATTCAAGTAGAGTATTTACTCTTGTTCATGAGCTGGTTCATGTATGGATCAACCAACAAGGAATCATTGATCCATTTGTCTGGAATGGAACCTCTGCTGCAAATGCAATAGAAACATTCTGTAATCGTGTAGCGCAATCTATCCTGATTAACGAAACTGAGTTGATTGAGCTGTGGGATTCGAAAAAAGATACCATATCGATAGTTAAGATATGCCAAGATATTTCTTCTTCAATGGTGATAAGCCCTGAGATGGTTGCCAGGTGCTTATTAGATAATAGAAGAATATCCCGTAATGATTATCAATTAGTCAGAGAAACCGGTATTGATCTATGGAAAAAGCATAAGGAGAAACAAAGGGAAAGTGATGGAATGGTAAGCCCATCCTTAATGGCAGCATTAAAGAATGGCTATTTATTCTCCCAGATTGTCTTGAATGCCTACCAAACTGGATTGATATCTGGTAGAGATGCTTCTTCGCTGTTAAATTTCAAAGTCAATAATTTCGGTAAGCTGTCGGATAGCATCCCCTTAAGGAGTCAGTATGCACGGCAATAAACCGAAAGTATATTGCTTGGATTCTAACGCATTAATCGAGCCTTGGAACAAGTATTACTCACCAAAAATTTCCAATTATTTCGATATTCTCGAAAGACTCATTGTCGAAAACCGAATATTCTGCACTGAAGAGGTAGCACAGGAAATAAAGAAAGGCGATGATCTTTTATACAAGTGGTTGAAAAAGAATGAATCAAATTTCGTTAAGAACATCGATTCTGATGTGCAGAAAAAGGTAAGAATAATCCTTTCACAGTTTCCTAATCTAATTGATAGTAAGAAACAAAGATCTATGGCAGACCCTTGGGTAATTGCTCATGCTTGGTCACTTAATGCTGTTGTTGTTACAAAAGAGTATCCAACTGATAATGTGAAAAAAAACTGTAAAATACCCGATGTGTGTAAGTATTACAAAATATGTTGCATGGACGACTGGCAGTTTATATCTGAACTTGGGATTACTTTCGTAGCTTCACTATAATCAGTTTATTCTATATTAGACTAGTACTTGTCCTACACTTCCAATGAAAGGGCGGGAACGGTGTATGATATCCAGAGACGCCTACTGGGTTCATCTCTGAGTCGTATTCGATCTGATCGTCTTTTATCCAAGGTGCAAGAGCTTTGATGTATTCTCTGGCATCATCCAGGCTATTGGACTTTGTATCCAGAGCCATGAGGTTACCCATCACTTCCAGGGCATCGTTTAGGGGATAGATCTTATCCTGGGCAGCCAGAGCCCGGCAGATGTCACTGGTGCGGTCATCCAGGATCACAACGAGCTTATAGTATCTGGCTTTGGCTTTCTTGTATCCCTGTAACCTTCCGAACTCACGTATTCTGAGAGCGGTATGCTCTGCCAGTCCCTGCCAGTAGTGGGATGATCGGTTGGCGATGTCATTAAATTGGTCTTTGAGGGTATCAGCCAGCATCTCTTTAGTATAGCCTTGCTCGATGGCTTTTGAGAGTGTATCTGCGAAGTTCTGCCGGACATCGGCTTCAAAGTGATTCCCGATCCAGAACAACTGCTGCTTCTGAATGGTGGAGGAGAGATGTTGATCTTCTATGCCCCAGAGGCCGATGCTGGTCTTGGTGGGTGCTTGCACTTGTGAGTCCCTCAGTCCAAGCCGCACATAGCGGTCTATTATCGCTTTGGTGGGCTGATTGACTAGGGCTGTGAAGTCATCTCCCAACTGGGTATTGATGATGCTCATAAGCTTATCTATGGAGTTCTGGTTGAGCTTCTCTGCTCGTGGCATGTCACTCAGCATCTGGATGGCAAGGCGTGTAGCATCTCTGATCTCGGTCTTCCAAGCATTATTCAGGACCCGGTAATACTCAAGCATGAGATTATCGTAGTAGTTCATCCTGGCAGTTACTTCCAGATTTGACCTTCAAAGACTATGAGTGGTATCTCAACTGCTTCCTGTAAGTTCTTTTGGAATGCGAGATACTTTGAGTAATCGTCAATCCTGCTCCAGGCAGTATTACCGATATGTTCGGAGTATAGGCATTTTACTGTATGGTGTTGAAGCACAATGTTATCAATGGGTAGATGGAAATGCCTATAGTTTTGCTTAAGCATTTCAATACCGGTTGTGCTGATATCGAGTAGGTCTGCTAAACAGAGCAAATAGATATACTTGAGGCTCATGTTTATCCATTTTTGTGCCTGACCAATGAAGAATGATGTCTGGTTTTCCGAATATACTTTCTTAATCGCTTTGCATGCTGAGCTATGTAGCTTATCGAATTTGTCTTGGGTCAAGCTGTCCTTCAACACCTTCCTAATCATCCGTTTAATGATATACGAAGCTTCTGATCTCATAGCTTCGTTGCGATCATTGCCCATAATGCCATGCATGGTCCTACAGAAATCACGATAAGCCGTATTAATGCATGCATCTATACTTAGATTTCCTCCCATGGTCATCAGGGCATAAAATCTAAGTGCGTCTTCTTTCTGCAGTTCTTTTCTCATAACTACCTCCGCGAGTCACCTTTCCATGCTTCTTCTTTCTGTCAACATCATCAGAAGCTAAACCTCCTGACTTTGACTCTATTCCTGCCGATATCGTATTCAGAGAACCGTTCCAGACATCCAGCCAAGGCATCGCAGCCATCGATATAGCCATCAGGATAGGTAAGGAACTGGGAGATCAATGTAGGCGTATCCTGACCCTCGGGAAAAAGCACCTTAGCTGTCTCGATGATGGTCTCGGTTCTTTCGATGCGGAGGTTCTTGTTATCCTTGTTATCGATACGCTTGATGCGATGTGATATTGGTGGCAGATGATTATCAGTAGCCCATCTATCGAAGTCAGCAAGGATGCGAGCTTGTCCGTAGGTGGTTTCACAGGCTGCCCGTGCTTTCACTCTGTAGATACGATCCAACTCCTGATAGGCATCATAGTAGTATCTGAAGAACTTGGTATTCTCAGTCTGACGTATCCAGACGTGAAGCACATAGAAGCGATTACCATCATAGCCTATGGAGATGACAGCTTTGTAACAGCCTTTCTCTCCCCAGGCAGGATCGGCATAGAGCCAGACTCGCTTCATTTGAGTTGGTTCTGGCAGGGTTCTATACTTGGTGAACCAGTGGTTCTTGAAGATGTTACCTTCGATTACCGGCTGTCCAAGCATCTCTCTCTGATAACCAGTCATCCCGAACTTGGCTCGAAGGTTTGGCAGAGTGGCAGTGGGGTATTGCTCTTCCCAGATGGACTTGCCCTGCATATCTTCGAGAGAGAAGCGCAGTATCGCCTTTTGGTGCGTCTTTAATGCAATCTGGTAGGTAACGTCTAATTCTGGATTATCTGCCCGTAAATCGCCTAATATGAGTTCCTGAAGCTGGCAGATGGAGTAATTGGGATGTACCAGGTTACCGAGCCAGACGATCTTGCCATTTCCCTCAGGTGAGAGAGCTCCGGCAAGCTCCTGAGTGATCTTCTCCATGCGTCTCTTGCCTATGGACTGATTACCCATGTTCTCTTCTTTGTCGATATCATCACAGACAATCAGTCCGGGCCGCTTGGCAGTCTTGGGATTAATCGTTCCTCTATGGCTCTGCTTGATACTTCTGGCTCTTATCCTCGCTTTGTTCTTGAGATAGAAGTCTAAATCAAAGGTATCCATAGGCTGCAGTTCAGGATAGTCGATAGTGAGCCGCTTATTGTTCTGCAGCTCATGCAAGGTAAAGGCTGTGCGCTCCTGTGCCAGATCTACGTCTGCAGCAGTATGGATTACGTAACGTTCACCTTTGATGATCCTCCAGATAGGATAGACCACTCCCATAAGAACCGTTTTGCCCAGCCCACGAAAACCAGTGATGGCGATGATGCCTGAGCCCTTATCAGTCTCATCGAACATAATCTCGTGCGCTGGGCAAAAAGGTAGTGGGAAGATATGCGGGAAATAGGTATGGCAGAAGAATGAGAAGGCATCCCAACCTGATCCTGTGGTGCGTCTTATCCGCTCGGTCTTGGCTTCAGGATTATCGTCTATAAAAGGCAAGACGGAGATCGTTTTGGAAGCGATCTCCGTCAGAGCCTTGTTATGCCGCTGAATGAACTTCTTAGGCATAACCGGGTAACCCCCCGACGCCCAGGGGGACGGGCGTCGGGGACCCGGTGGTCGGAGGACTGACCATGTCGGGCTGTTGGCTTGGAGGCTGTGAGTATTCCGGAAGGTTCAGCGGAGCCGGAGGCAACGGCTTCGCTGTTCTGTAGGCTTGGAGGGTTTGGAGGGTAGGCTGATGTGTAGGTTTGGAGGCAACCATGTCCGTGGCTGTATATCTATCCATTTCTAACTCTTAAGTACTCGGCAAGATCTAAGACTATGCCCTGGAACTGCTTAAGCAAGGTCTCGTGCCCTTTCTCGATCATGAAGTCGGTCACCTGATCCAGGAAGCGCACGATATAGTCGTTCAACTCCTTGGAAGGCTCAGCGTTCTTTTGGTTCTGCTTGATCAGGCTGACGAGGCTCTGCAGGGCCGTATCGGCAGGATTCTTGGCATATTCACGCAGTGCCTGGATGAGAGCCTTCTTGCGAGCCAAGTTGATCTCATGGTCAAGCTTACGCTCTTCCTTGAACATCTCGTCCCACTTGCCGGACTTGATCCACTTGCGGACGGTGATATCGGACACTCCGAAGATCACCGCCAGTTCAGTGGGTTCGGTCTTACCGTTCAGATAGGCTTCTTTGCAGTTGTCCCGCTTGATGCGAAACTCGATGGAGTTACTCATACTCGGGTTTGACCTGGTTCTTGAGGACATATTGGTTAAGGTCTTTTCCTGAGCAGCGCAGCTGTCCGTTTTCAGTAGTGCGAAATGCTCGCAGAGGATTGGCAATGTCTCTGATCCAACGATAGACGGTTTTCCTGCTCACTCGGAGAGCGGTGGCTACTTCGTCCGGTCGGTAATTGCGATTGACGTCGAATACTTTCATTGGCTCCTCTGCTGTTATCGTTTCTATGGATGCCATGTTTCAATCTCCCTTGCTTTGATCAAATCAGGATGGGCTACCATGAGACAGTATCTACAGGGCACTGAAGTTCAGCACGATTCGGTTGTAGTTACCGGCCTCGTCTCTCACTGCGAAAGAGATGTACTGCTTAGTGGATGTGACCAGGATGGCCTTATCGATCAGTTCCATCGCTTCCTTCCAGACCGGGTCCTTGATCTTGTATCTGCGGAGAGCGAAGATGCGATAACGTGCCAATTGCCCATGCTTGTCCAACTGGAAGGCATCATTGACGATAGCCTTGAGGTTGTCATTGGAGTCGGCTGACCAGGCCTTGATGCACGCGTCGATCTTCTGCTTGGCGAGCTGCAGTTCAATGCCGAACTGAATCTTCTCCCGGAAGCGCATCTCGATGCGATACTTCTCATCGAAGCTGATGAGCAGGGCATTGCCCTTCCATTCGAGGCCATTTCTGCGAGCAGCGTCGTTCAGATAGTTCTCGATGATCTG